CTGAATAACATTAGCTCCTTTAACGGCTCTGAGGCCAATGCCTTCCAGAAGCTCGTTCAGGAACTTGTTTCTCAGCAGATCGCGCAGGAACTCCGGAGCCGAATGGTGCACCTTGTGCCAGGGAACTATGTTCCAGGGCAGTTCGTTAAGGGCACCGACCGGATTCGCTACGTGCGCTACCCGGACATTTCCCACAACCTGACCGAGCTTTCTGAGGGTGTCACGCCTGATCCGACGGTTAACCTGTCGGTGACGACCGAGTACTTCTCAGTGAAGCAGTACGGTTCGTACACGAGCCTTTCTGACATTGCTCAGCTTGACTCGCCGCACGACCTGGTCAGCATTGCAGCCGAGCGAGTTTCGTTCGCAGCTGCAAAGTCAATGGACGCTATCGTCCGCGACGTAATGAACGCTGGCACGGCCCGTGTTTACTACGCATCGAAGTTCACTGACGGCACCGCTGTTACCACCCGCCTCGGCCTTGCCGACGGCACGGTCAGCAACGCCGGCACGGACGCAGCTCGACAGGACTACAAGCTCAACGGGCTTGAGGTCAAGAAGGCTGTTGCTCGCCTCAAGGCAGCGAACATTCCTCCGTATCCGGATGGATTCTACCGCTGCATCATTCACCCAAACCAGCAGTTCGACTTGCTGACGGATACTTCGGGACACGGCTTCCTCGAGGCCACGAAGTACACCCAGCCGCTCGACATGCTGTCGGGTGAAATCGGTGCCTACTCGGGCGTCCGCTTCCTCGTTGCGAACGATGCGAAGACGTTCACCCAGACGAACACCGCTTCAGCCAGCATCACGATTTACTCGGCACTCTTCTTCGGTCCTGACGCATTCGTCGTCGGCGACTCGCAGACGATGCAGACGTACTTCGTTGCTCCTGGTGGCGACCACACCGACCCGCTCAGCCAGCGTGCACTCATTGGTTACAAGCTCCGTTTCGGCGCTATGATCATGGGTGAAGCTGCTGCCAGCGAGTATAGTGGCCGCGACAAGGCTGCTGTCATCAGCAACAAGGCGCTGACGTCCAACGTTGCGACGATCACCACGAACGCTGCCCACGGTATCTTCGTTGGTGAGACGATCAAGGTCGTTGGCGTTGACGCAACCTTCAATGGTACGTTCACCGTCACTGCTGTGACCAGCACGACGATCTCGTATGCCAAGACGGCATCGAACGTCGCATCTGCCGCAGTCAGCGATGCCTACGTAAGCAACGTTGTTCCGCAGACGTCCCTTGGCCAGACCCGCTATCTGCGCCTCGAGACCCGCGCAACCGCCTTGTAATAGGCTTGAGGACACCCCCAGTCGACATGTGTCGGCTGGGGGACCTCACTAAGGAGATAGAATGGCAGCAATTGATACATTGATCGTAAAGCTTAGACGAGACCTACGAGATACCGGCACGTCCGACGGCTACGATAGAGCGTTCACTAACCAGGAACTTTCTGACCTGGTTGATCTTGCGCTTGCCGAAATCTCCAGGATCTATCCAAAAGAACTTACTACTACCGTTGCAATCCCACAGTCGTACAGCGGCACGCATACTACTACCATCTCTCTACCATCTGGATTTGATACCATCTACCGAATCGATTGCCTACAGAACCAGATTGACGAGACCGTCAGCCCAATCCGACAGTGGTACAACCTTGTTGACCGTATCGACCCGAGCATGGGCGAAGGCCCGGCTGGTGGGTGGGAGATCCACGCTGGCAATGTCTACCTTCAGCCAAACAGATTCACTGGCAACACCAGCCACCTGCGCATCATGGGCTATGGCAACTGGACTGTCGACACGCTAGACGCTGACGCAGAGCAGGCTGTCCGATACTTCGTACAGTCAGAGGGAATGTACAAGCTCGTCACTGACCGCTCCATGTTCCAGCAGTGGCAGGTCAACCCTGGCAACACCGACGTCACCGTACCTGCTGCTAACCAGATCTACACCGTAGCTCGTGGGCGATTCGAGCGCCTAATGGGGAGACTGCGCAAAGTTAAGAAGGTGGGCTGATGGATTTCACTAAGCCTGTACGAATCTACACATCGTCAACGGAATACGTTGACATCAACAGCCTAGCGAATACGCTTCGCGGGCCTAAGCCTATTACTGGATTCCGCATTGACCAGGTGGCATACAACGCATCACAGGTCCGTGGATATCTAGACCAACGTGCAATGCGCGATGGCGTGGATTACACGGAGCCGTTCCTTGGCGCACGACCGGTGCAGTTTGCAATCAGCGTATACGGCGAGACACTCGGCGACTTCTGGGACCAGTGCGACATCCTGTCTAAGGCACTGTCGCCTATGCCAACAGAGTGGACATCGACCTACGGCGTAAGGCCAGTAAGATTCTACCAGCCAACCAGAACGCAGGGCTCTGACTTCCCATACGGCATCGAGCTAGAGATGGGCGTACGACCCACCACCCTGCTGCAGTTCACCGCCAACCGAAGCATGTCGGTCGGCATGGAGACCGGCGGCTTCTCCCAGAGGGTAACCGTTGGCCTCCTCGCTCCAGACCCGAGAAAGTACCATACGGTGTCTAGGTCCGTCCCGAGCAAGAACAGGGGTTCTGAGGCTTCCTATGCCACTGTGAGTGGCACTGGTACGGCAGCCACGCCCATTGCTGTGACCTGGACCTCAGGTGGCAAGACTAGTACGGTAACAATTATCCCTGAGGAGACTGGCGTAGCATTCTCTGCCGAACTCGACAAGATGGTGCTGACCAAGTGCCGCATTGACCATGTCAACACGAGCGGAGACTTCCTTGTCTACCCTGGAACTACAGCCATTACAAGTGGGACTCTGACTGTAAGCTTCAGGGAGGCTTGGCTTTGACGACTGGAGTAACCCACACCCGAATCAGACTCTTTGATATCGGTGCCAATCGCGGCCCTGGTACAGAGGTCGCTATCGTCTACGACGCGAAGAACATTGGCTCTGAGGTCATGGCCAATGACGAAGGGTCAGCGTACTGGACGCTGCCAATCAACCACCCGCTCATCAACCACTTCAAGCCACTGCTCCGTCACTACAAGATCGAGCGTCTCAACCATGTCACTGGTGCATACAACCTAGTCGGTGCCGGCCTGCTCACAGGTGCGGACGTCACCAACGATGAAGTCGTCTTCAGCGGAAGCGACTACATGAGCATCATGAATACCTACTACACCGAAGTGCTCGGTGCATCTACTGCCGCCACGTCGCCACTTGAGTATGCGACTGGCGGCATTACTGCTGTTCCGGGAAGTTACACATACGACAGCGCCACCGCTGGTGTCGGTAGATCAGCGAGCTTTATTGTGCTTGGTAGTAGTCAAAGCTCCGTGAGCAGCGACTGGAACTCTAATGATACAGAAGCGCATCTCCCTACTGGTACGTATACTGTTTCCTACAATATCGACAATGTAATCGCGGGTACAGACTTCGTTGAGGTGCAGATCAGCGGTACCAACATTATTCCTGCAGGTAACACTATCGTTATTAGCGGGTATACTGGAACGCAGTCGAATAGAATAAACGGCACGTTTACAGTGAATAGCTCCACAACTGGAACATTTACCATCACGTCTGCAGGCACTTCGTTTACCGCGCTGAACGTAAGCGGAACCGTTACCGCAATGGCCTATACCTATAGGTCACTACTCAAGTTTGACTTGACTACTAACCCTGCATGGTCCACGCTTACTAGAATTAAGAAGGCTACGCTTAAACTGTATGGCAGCAACACGACTACTCACGTCAGCCCAAGCTCTACGACGTCAAGAAACCTAGAAGTGCGCAGGGCCACCGCAGACTGGACCGGAGACACGACTACTGGAGCGGAAAACGCCTATAGTAACTCATCTAACGCAAACTGTGACGCTGGCACTATGTTCAGCGCCTACGCAGGAACAGCAGTAACCAAAGCCTTTACTGGCGTGTCAAACAATGCCCTTTATGAATTCGATGTAACTACATTCGTTTCCGACTGGAAGACAGATCCCGCAAACAAGCCTAACCACGGATTCCACATGAAGAACAGCGGTGAGCTTGTCTCCAGCCGTGGCATCACCTTCTTTAGTACGGCCTACAGTACGACCGCGTACCGTCCAAAGCTGTACATTGAGTACGAGACAGACACAAGCGCAAGCGCAGCGTACGACGTAGATGGCCTGTTCAAGGCTACTACCGAGACCAAGACGTACGTCAGCACGCCAAGGATCTCAGGCAGGGAGCCACTCCTAAGTAAGAACACCTCAACATCTGCGTTGGCAGACAGGACTCCAATCTCCATGTACTTCTTGGACAAGAGCAGCGGAACGTTCACGGGAACCAGCAAGTACTGGCCAACTGCGTCGTTCTTCCCATCTAATGCTGACCTTGTTACAGACTACGACACGACAAACCCGCCGACAGACACGAACATGAATAGGTTTGTGGTTAAGTACGACGAAGAGAATGAGAAGTATATTGTCACTGGCATACTTAGAATCGAAAGATCTGCACAGAACAGCACCACTAACAGGTGGAATGACTACATCAATAGCACGTCTATCTACTCCAACTTCACTGTTAACGACGTCGTGCTCCACTTCGCCGCCTCTCCAGGTGGGGAGTTGTTCTCTGTCTACCTGTGGAAGAAGAACAACACAGCAGATGGATACTCTGCTCTAAGTTCTAACGCACAGAGATCTCTTGAGTTGCCATTCTGGGTGGAAGTATTCCCGGCTACTAACCAGGCGATCATCAAAGTTGACCCTCCTACAGCGCCATCGTCAGACAGCAGCGTTGACTACACTGTGTCATCTGCTGTCGTAGGTGGCCTTACAAGATACGTTGCCCCTACTACTGCCCAGTACAAGGTACCTATTCTGCTCACTGGTCAGGCATACGAATTCCAGGCTATGGCCACGGCGTCGATCTCTGACACAGGTGGCAACCATGAACTGCGAACTGCGTGGATCAACGCATACAACCAGGACAAATCGCCAATGTCACTGCGCACAGAGACACTACAAAACATTCTGTCTAGGTACCTAACAGCGACAGACAAAGGCGCCTTCGACCAGCTGCCAGTCGGTGCCGTTGAGGTCGGACGTCTTAATTGGGCAACCATTGAGAACGTCAACGCATCAGGGTGGCCAACAGATAAACTCAGATACTTCACCACCGGAGAAAACATTACGGACTTCCTCAGGAACATGGGGGACAAGCAGATGTCCGAGAACGATGAGGTAGCCATTGAGGGTGTCGAAGTGCCAGGAAGAACAGTGATGAACTTTGTTGGCGTTAGGAAGCAGAATGGATCCGCTGCCGACGGGTCCAAGTTGTTTATTAACCCGAACATGACAGACCAGCCAGTGCTCACACTTGAGTACCCTGGTGTCATCGGTTCCTTTAGATACAACGCAGACGGTCGAAGGCTGCGCAACGACGTGCGCCTTATCCCTGCCACCGCCTACCTAAGCGGAGCGTACACGAACATGTCTGGTGTGCGCCTAAAGGGAGTGACAGACAAGGACACCACGTCGCAAGAGATCTATGGGCTAGCTCCTATCCTTACTGCGCAGCAGGGGTTCATTGACGAAACCGACGCAGCCTTGGCTGCGTCGCGCCTGCTGGATCAACGCAAGGACTTTGATGTGGCTTCAACCTTGACGATTGGTCTGGAGCGCGATAAACTAAATCCCTTTCATGACTTCTTTCTCGGAGATGCGGTTAGGGTGTTTGTTAGACGGGATAATGTTAACCTGACGAACAGCGATTACCTAGACCTATTGGCTGGTATTTATATTATTGCGGGTGTAACATATAAGGTTGGCACAGAAGGTGCCGAAGACGTAGTGTTACAGCTTCTTAACAGTAAGTACTTCGCCGCAGTTGCGGGTTAGTCCTTGACCGTGACCCCTTGTGTGGGGTACTATCCTACCTGCGGGGACTTCCCGCCTATATAGGGAGAAAGACATGGCGAAAGCTAACCTAGTAGAGAGAGTGGGTTCTCTAAAGGAAGAGGGCTTGTCGTTCACCAAGATCGGTGAGATGCTCAACATGAGCAAGGACCAGGTCCAGAAGTTCCATAAGCGCTACGTAGAGGGAGTGCCGGAAGATCTTCTTCCAGCGCAGAAAAGCACGAGCAAGACTCCTGACTTCGTTGGAATCAACATTGCGTTCTTCGACATCGAGTCGACGTTCAGCAACTGGCGACGTGTGTTGTGTGGTTCGGTGGCCGACTCGTTCGGCAACGTCGTAACCTACAGTCATGACACGCACCCAGGTAAGAACTGGCAGGACGACAGCGCGTTGGTCAAGGCATACTGCGAGTACCTTGATACCTTCGACGTCATCGTTGGCTGGAACTCCAAGCTGTTCGACGTACCAGTTCTGAACTCACGACTGTTGTATCACAACATGCGCCCGTATGAGCCACGCATGCACCTTGACCTTATGTACAAGGCGACCGGTTCGTCCATCGCCATTGGCCGTAAGTCACTGGACAACGTGTCGAAGTACTTCGGTGTTCAGAATTCTAAGACTCCTCTCGACCCACGAACATGGGACGACGCCGATCATGGCGACAAGGAGAAGTACGCGAAGATCATTGAGCACTGCGAGGCAGACGTCTTGGTTCTCCGAGATGTGTACGCCAAGCTTAAGCCAATGGTCCACATCCTTCACCGATAATGGTTGACGGAGACAATGCTGCCAAGGTAAACATCTGTGTTGACTTTGACGACACGATCTCTGTCCGAGCATTCGGTGCGGTGTTCCCAGCAGACGGGGTCATTGAGGCCCTTCAGCGGCTGAGGGCAAACGGCTATAAGGTTATCGTTCATTCGGCTCGGGCATGGGAAGAGTTCCCAGATAGGGCCAAGCGGATAGATGAGATGCGCCACCTACTTGACGAGTGGGGTGTACCGTACAATGAGATCTGGGTAGGGGCAGGCAAGCCCGTAGCCAAGGCATACATTGACGATAAGGCCATCCGATTTGACAGCAACTGGTCGGACATTGTAGACTCCATCCTGAACCTAGAATAGGTGACACCCCGGCAGGGCGCCCCTCCTGCCGGGGTCTACAGTGGGGCATGAGGGGCTATGAAGAAACTCGTAGGGGATCTTTACCAGCATGAGTTGGCGAAGGCACGACAGGATAGGCCAGGTAAGGCCAAGTGGCGTGGCTCTCTACTCGGTGGCTGCATGCGACAGCAGTGGTACTACGCACACAACGAGCCAGTAACCAACCCAAGATCAGAAGAGATCCTGCGCACATTCGAGCGCGGGCATATCATCGGCGCTTCGCTCAACGAGCGGCTTAAGAACTCTGAGTTTCTTAAGTCCTACGAGGAGGAAGTGCCAGTCGCAATCCCAGAGCTTGACTTCGCTGGGAATGCAGACGCAGTCGTCACATGGGCTGACGACACAAAGGAAGTCTGGGAGTATAAGTCCGTCAAGGCGTATGCCTGGAAGTATATTCCCAAGCCTGAGCACCAAGTGCAGGCAGCAATCTACGCAGAGGCGATCAGCCGAATGCGTGGCGAGCGGCACGGTGCCAGGCTTGTTTATGTTCGCGCCGATGACCTAGCCACAGAGGAGTTCATCGTCGAGGACGAATGGCGGGACAAGGCACTTTCCATCTTGGCATTGCTAAATGGTGAGTACCGTGATATACTTCCTCCTGCTCTCCCAGAGGAAGAGGTTAAGTCCGCTAAGACAGGGGAGTGGAAGTTTCCGTGTGGTCACTGTGAGTACCTCACAAAGTGCAGGGGTGAATGATGAGCGATAAGAAGCTCGCATCCAAGTTGGCCGAGATCATGGGTGAGATCGGTCGCATTGCGAAGGGCGGAACGAACTCCGCTCAGGGATACAAGTACGTCATGGCATCGCAGGTTGCCGATGCTGTGCGCGAGAAGCTGGCGGCGAAGAACGTCATCATGCTTCCGGTTGGGGCGGACGTCGTGGAAAGCGGACGCACACCAAGCGAGAAGCAGTCGTTGCTCACCATCCGCTTCACGTGGCGCTTCGTTGACGGGGACAGCGGCGAGACCTTGGACTTCCAGTCCATCGGTACTGGCGCTGACTCAGGGGACAAGGCACCGTACAAGGCAACGACTGGCGCTATCAAGTACGCACTGTTGACTGCGTTCCTCATCCCAACAGGTGACGATCCAGAGAACGATGCTGCCGTAGTGAGCGCAGCCAAAGAGATCTTTGGCGACACGGTCAAGCCAGTAACGAAGAAGGCAACCAAAGCAGACGGTGAGTGGGAAGGAGTTAATTTCTAATGTCATTTGACCGAGTAGACCTATGGCTGACCGACAAGGTTAGCCCAGTCAAGGAGAAGACCAAGGCGGGCAAGGATGTCTGGAAGTTTTTCGGTAGCATGCAGGCGTACGCCTATGACTACTGGGCAGGCACGCCCAAGGATCAGCGCCCATCGCAGGCGCCAGAGCGCTACGAGCGTGTCACGCTCTACGTCATGGACGAGGGCACGGCTGGTCATGTGCAGAAGATCTACGACAAGGTGGTCAACGCCGAAGTCAACGATCCACGTCAGCACATCCACATCATTGGTGCGCTGAGCGAGCAGGCCGACAAGGAAGGGAACAAGAAGGGCTACATCCTGTTGGTCAACGAAGCCAGCCCACTGATCTGGGGGCCGTTGCGTGGCAAGTCTTGAGGTCGTAGATAAACGAGACGAACTGCCAGTCCTGATTGATGACTACGATTACGCAGTCATCGGTTGGGGCGAGCAGGTCACCGACTCAGGTGAGATCCGTATCGTTGCTATCTACAGCCAGGCGATCATCGTCAACGAAGAGATCATGAAAGCCCTCAACTTTATTCAGGCACACAACGGCACGGCTAGTCCAGAGGACCTACCTGCTGCAGCTGAGGCTGCAGCAGAGGTCTTCGACAAACTAACTAAGGAGTTTGTAGGACCTGGCATGCCAGTGTTCAGGCTAGATCTGGAGGCAGAAGATGGGATCGATGAAGGAGAAGGACATAGAGGAGAAGAACCTAGCGCGGCTGGGACGTCGGAACAGACAGAGGGGTAACGCCTTCGAGAGGGAGGTCGCCAAGAAGCATGGCGGCAGGAGAACCGGAATGTACGGTGGACCTGACGACGTGACTGTTGACGGCAAGTACAAGATTCAGACCAAGGTTGGGCTGATGTTCAGCGAGAAGTTTTGGCGCTGGCTCAAGGCAATCAAGGTCGACGCTGATCAGGTAGCCTATCTGGTCATCGGGGATGCACCAGGGCCGGGCACACCACGCCGAACTGTGGTGATTATGGATGAGCATGATTGGCTCGTGATAAAGGAGAAGCTAGATGGCAGTACCGAAGCCGGCAAAGAAGGGGCGTAGCGTCGCTCTGACTACGGCACAGTGGAGTCGGGCATTCAGCGTGGCTCTCGCAACGTTCCTGACTGAGTACTCAAACCTTCAGCCAGAGGGTGACGAGAAGCCAGTCAATGTACCAATCGACAACGTCGTGGCTCTGGCCGCAGGCGTTGCCCTAAAGATTACGGAGCTTGCCGATGGCGACGAATCCTAGTGAGCAGCCGCAAGAGGACGATGGTTTCAGGGCGCGGGTCGTGTCTGCGGTACGTACGGTATCGCAGCACCCACGCACTAGGGACACTGCGGTTCCTGCTGCGGGAGTCTTTGGAGTCGTGGCTGGTAGCACCGCCAACCTGGCCTTGGCGCTAGGGGCAGCGCTGTTGACCTTCTCGCTGCTGGATAAGCGACGATGAGGTTAGGACTTGCTTGCCCACGTTGTGGGCGCTATAATGTGCGACCTGACCGTCGCTCAGAGTACGTGTTCAACGATGAGCAAGCGGTCCGCCTGTATGTCTGCCAGGATTGCAGACGACAATTTCTAGTACGGTTCCAAGTGGTGACCGAACTAGTAGCAATGGAATTGGAGGACCTGTTAAATGGAGTTCAAGATTGAGCGGGACGGTGGAGTTCCAGATTCATTCTCCGATTACTTTGGTGGGCTGTACAACGAAGCTCTCGCTATCATGGTGGAGCGACAAGAGGGGTACGGGCCAACGAACATTGAATCGCTTGGGGCATACGGTGTGTTCTCTCGGCTATCATCGGACAAGTGCAGCCGGGTATCCAATGCACTCAATGGGGTAATCATCAACGGCGAGGCACAGGTAGACAGCGACTGGTACAACGAGGGCGTCAAGGATGCGCTGGTTGACATCGCCAACTACGCCATGATCCTGATCGCATTGGGCGAGGGTAAGTGGTCGGACGTCTCGCGTGGCTACTACGATGAGGATGGTTTCGTTAACCACTCCGAGGCAGAGGAGCCAGAGAACGACGGCTTCGCCAACTACTTCGAGTACGGTGTAGAGATTTGAGCATGGCCAAGTCGAAGTCAATTGCCATCACCTCCAAGGGGAAGAAGTACGCTACCGCGTTTATCTTTTACTCTGAACTAGGGTGGGTGGCGTCGGTCTCGACAGTGCTTGGCGATAGTAAAACCATCGGGAAGGGACAAGAGGACCTAACCGAAGAACAGGCGACTAAGTTAGTAGAAAGGCTTGCGAATGAGTGGAGTGAAGAGCAGAGGAAGAAGGGTCTCATTTAAGCTGACCTTCCCTGACGGCACCCCCTCATGGTACCGAAAGGTCTGGGCTGCCACTGCGGATAGGATCAGGGAGTACACCGACTATGCGGGGGTTACGTTGACTGAGCTGTCCGTTCACTGGCACGCAGACTATATCGGTACTAGTAAGTGTTCGTTGGGCGAAGCGGCGGAGGGTGTGATTACCCTCTGCTGCAGCCCAACCGACGAAGACACGTTCCTTCACGAGGTGGCGCACCTCGTAGTGCCGGGACAGCACAGTGTCAAGTGGGCGAAGACATACGCCCAACTTATGTCGGCGTTCATGCCGGAGGCCAAGTCCATAGCGGCAGCGGTTGAGGCATGGAAGATGTACCCAGCTATGAGAAAGGTTGTGAAGATCACTTATGGGTAAGGACTACATGTTGAAGTTCTTCTTGGACGATGCCAAGAAGCAGGGCAAATCCCTGCGTCAGTACTGCAAGGACATGGGGATAGACTACTACGACCTAACTGGGTTCCCTAATCCAATCAAGACAGTATCGTTAGATGAGGTGGAGAATAATGCGTCGACCGCCAGCCAATCCGGAAGCGATTCAGATCTATAACAACGCTCTGGGCAAGAAGAGGGCCAACACACGCAGGCAGAGCATGATCGGGCAGATGGAGATGGACTCCATCACGAAGGCCCTTGACCTAGGACACTCACCCATGATAGACTTCGACGACAAGACGGAAAGTTTCTTGTGGTGTAGTGATCATAAGTGCATCGCAATGTGCAGCATCACTACAGAGGAAGGGGTCTCCGGACCCATAGTAGAGGTGAAGTGTGGAGAGTACAACCCAGAGATCAGCCGAGACCCAGACGACGCGTGGAACCAGGCGGAAGACCCGTACATCTACGCTCAAGAATAGCGGCATCAACTGCCCGCTAGATAGCGAACACGGCGGCATGGTCAGCATGCAGTCAGGAAACCTGCTATGCTTACAGCAGGTACACTACGTACCAGGTGGGCGATGGTCATGGACCGTAGAGGAGGCATATGCAATCAGCAAGAGCAAGTGAGAGGGCACTGCTAGGGGCGTGCATCATTGACGGTGAGGCTGCGAAGAACGTAGTCGACCGCCTCAATGAGGAAGACTTTGATGACCGTGAGTGCAGGGTTGTATACGCAGCCATCAAGGAACTGGTGAAGAAGGGGACAGCCCTAGACATCATCACTATCACCGACAAGCTTGAGTCTGCCGGCACATTGGCCGATGCAGGTGGGTACTCCAACGTATCTGCCATGTCATCGGACACACCGAACAGTCTCAACTACGAGTCATACATGGACATCGTCATCGGCAACTCAACGTACCGCTCCCTCCGTGGTGTGGCTACCAAGGTTGCCGAACTATCCTCTGGCACTAAGACACCAGAGGAGGCGATGGCTGAGGCAGAGCGTCTCATCATGGGAGTAAGCAAGTCCAGGACTGCGGGTCGGTTCGCTGACATGCAGCAGATCATGGACGAGACTCTCTCTCGCCTGCAGTTCATGCAGGCTGGTGGAGCTAGTGGGGTATCGTCAGGTATCCCAGCAATCGACAGCATCGTTGGTGGCTGGCAGCGTGGCAATCTAATTGTCGTCGCCGCCCGCCCTAGCGTAGGCAAGACGGCACTGGCTACAGCCATGGCCGCAGACGCAGCCATGCATCAGAAGAAGTCTGTTGCCATCTTCTCAATGGAGATGAGCAGGGAAGAGATCGGCAGCCGCCTCATCTCCTCTCTGTCTGGTGTGTCTCTTCATGACATCAGGCATGGGCAACTGGACATGAGTGCACTGACTAACGTCCTTGACGTAGCCAAGGGCATTCGTGAGAGCGGGCTGCGGGTAGAGGACTCCTCTATCTCTAGCCCATCTGAGATGCGATCCAAATGCCGACGCCTGAAGGCTGAGCATGGGCTTGACCTGATCATCGTGGACTATCTGCAACTGATGGCACCCGACAAGCAGACCAAGGATGGCAATAGGGTGTATGATGTGGCAGACATTAGCCGTGGCCTCAAGGCTCTGGCTCGTGAGCTGGACGTGCCAGTGGTGGCGCTGTCGCAGTTGAGTCGTTCATCTGAGTACCGTGAGAACAATGAGCCGAAGCTCTCGGACTTGCGTGACTCAGGCGCCATTGAGCAGGACGCCGACGTGGTGCTCATGCTGTGGCGATCAACCGATGTGTCGCTTGACCTGGCGGTGGAGACAGTCCACTGCAAGATTGCGAAGCATCGTAATGGTCCAACCGGTAGGGCAGATCTCATGTTCCACCGACCGACCGCAACGTTCAAAGGAGTAATCTAGTGCCACTGTCAATTGAGAAGGTCACCATCGAGTACGACTGCGAATGTGATCACGGGTTATGCGAGCACGCAGCTGCAGAAGTGGAGCGTGTTATCCAGCGTGTGTACCTGAAGGGATACGAGGACGGCAAGAACTCAGTCTCCGAATCTCTCAAGAGCATGCTGCGCAGTGAGTTCCCCGTCGAATACGAAGAGGCTAGCCGTATCCAGAAAATCAAGCGCAAGGAACCACGCAAGAAGAAGAAAGACTGGGAGATGTAATGATCTCCCTGTTGCTGTCCATCTCAATGATCTGGACACCCGCAGCAGATGGGGTACGTGCCACCTGGTATGGCCGAGTCGATGGCCGGTCATGCTACGGTGGGTACGTCAACACGTGCGCACCGTATCGCAAAGGCGAGACAGTCATGTACGCAGCAGTGCCTGGGTTCAGATGGAAGGACGCACCGTACAAGGCGTTCGTTTGCTACAAGGACAAGTGTGTATGGGTAACCATCAGGGATTGTCTTTGCAGTAGGAAGGGTGGGGGGTACATCGACCTGAGCCCCGCCGCATTCATGGTCCTCGCTCCGCTGTCTAGGGGGGCGCTCTATGGTGTGCATGTGTACATTGATCGGGGCGAATCCCCGTCGCTACAAGAGACGGCCCCGCCCCTACGCCATAAGTGAATAGCAAAAAAATAGCCCGTGTGCCGGAAGGCACACGGGCTATTATGTTTCCGCTAGCGTGAGCTTTACTTTGCAGGCTCGCAATCATGACCAAAGAAGAACTCTATTGCTTGAACTACATCTTGCAGGTCAAAGACTCTGTTGCATTCTGCACAAGTTTCCACACCAAGTTCGACTACTTCATCAGACATTAGGCGTGTTCCTGCTTGTCCCTGAACGTATAGTCCAACTTCTTGGACGTAAGCTTCAAGCGGAAATCCTCATCGCTGTATCCGAAGAAGTCGATGAGCATCCAGTACAAAGCGTACGTTGAGTCTGCCTTGGTGTTAAGGTCGTTTGCGCTTAGGCTACTGAGTGTAAAGTCTGAGTCATCGAATGCCGTGTGCTGCAACGTTGCGTAACGTTGTGCACCGATAGACATTAGGTTAAGAACATCAGCGATGTTCCGACCTAGACGCTTCTGCGCATTTCGCGCATCAACATACTCGTCTGTCTCAACGACGTTGTCGCGTACTTCTTCTAGCGCATTGTTAACCATATCAATGTCGCCTTCAATGGAGTCAAGTGCATCTTTGAGTTCGCCGACTAGATAACTAGTATCGATGTCATCTGTCTGCGAACGGGCTTCTGCTACCTCACGGGATAGCCGGCTAAGCGTTACCTCTAGTTCCTTAATCGATTCCTTGATATCTTCACTCATTGTCCTTCTCCTTATCCTGCGATGGTGATTGAGATTTGCTGGTCATCCGTGCCTGCAATCTCGCTGTCGAAATCCATGCCACTAAAAGCACCAGGAATATCGTGAACATATGTATCTCCATACTCCCAGCTGTCGCCTGTGTATGGTGACTTCACCGCACATAGCCAAGCAGCATCTGGATTCAACCTCTCATTCTCCATAGATTGGTAGCGGCGTAGCACACGCCATTCCCAATCGCCGGCAATGAAGATAGCGTACGGCAGCTCGACGCTGCGTGTCTTGTTCCACTTGTTCTTACTAGCCATGCTATTCCTTTCCCCTACGGTCGCACCATAGGATTGCTTGCAGCTCTGCATCCCAGATGCCCAGATGTTCTGCGGCATACTTGAACTCAGCCTGCATGTTTCTGTACAAGCCGAGGTTAAGGTTAACCTCTGGCCACAAGCCACCAACCTTCTTGTTGTATGGCTTGAACTCACGCGCAGCCCACCTGTCAATCGGTGCACTGCCACATTCACCACCTGCACGAATGGCACGGAAGAAGTCTTGGGTCTTCATCTTGCCAAGCAGCAGCGTGTTACCTGTGTCTAAGATTTTCTTGGCTTTATTCACCGCATTGGGATAAGCCTGAACCCTGTCGATACCATTGAGTATCTTAACCATTACCTTTATGTTCGCATCTGGTGATAGACCAGGAGATAGAGCAGCGACTGCTGCATATGTTGTCTCGTAGTCTAGCCCGTACTCATCTGCGATGAGGTTGATTCTGCCTTGGAACTTTAGATACCAGTTACTGAAATGGAATAGGTTGTCGATGCCATGCGTGTCAAGCGCCTGTCTGAACCGTGTCAGAAGGGACCTGCCACTGCCGCGCTTATATGTCCCGACATAAGCAGCAGCAGTGGCAAGTCGTTGACGACGGTGCAGTAGACGATTGTCTACTGCCAGCACTTACTTAACCCCGTACTTCTTAAGTGCAGTTTCCTTGTCGATTGGCTTGCGCGTAATCACAAGGTGAAGCTCGACTTTAAGGTTGTGATTGTCGTACAAATCCTCAAGGTCTACGGTCTGGTAGCACCCAGCGCCTGCTCCGGTTGGCCAGGTCTTTACACTGTAGCCGAGATGGTCAGCAATCGAGTCACGAAGATTGCTATAGATTGGCGTAGACTGGTCAATCTTATTGACAATCTCTGCCGAAATACTAGCAGCCTTGGTAAGTTGAGTGCCATTCCAACCATTGTTCTTAGCAATTTGCCGACCAATCTCTGGCAGTGAATACTTGAACATTGACTTGAGTACATCTAAGTCTGTGTTCTCTACACTGATTTGTGTTACCACATCTTTTAGGTCTGAATACTTTGGCTTGTTAACCTTTGGTGCAATCTTCTTTTTAGCCACGATTAATCTCCTCTGGTTCTAGCCCAGTCGCTGCGACCGACTTGGTGCAACACGCTTGGGCACATACGATGTATGTGCTGCCGTCATCGGACTTTGTATTCCGAATCTGCAGGTTAACGAACTGGGTGTAGATATCTTCTACACTACCAGTAAGTTCATAATCGTCCACTGCAACGGTATGTTCCACAACTTCTGTGTGGTATACCTTAATCTTTACCGTGTGCTTTTTACGGGTGCACTCCCCGTTGCTCATGCTAATCTTTGACATACGGTCCTTCCCCCAGCCACTGCTGGATAAACTCTACGAGGTCTTGCACATTGCCTACTGTCTTGCCATAGGTATAGTCGTAGATGTTAATGCAATCTACTGCTACTCCACGGACAAGAACGTCGACGAGAGTGCCGCCGTAATAGCGATACTCTTTGTCGCTGTTGCCATCTTCGGTGATGACGATGCACCAACGCATCGGTATACCACCACGCTTTGACATGCTAACCCCTTTCCGTCCCCAACCCCAAGACGCTGAGGACAACTACGCCCAGCCCACCA